TTGCATATGTCCGTTAGAGATGTATTGCAAATGCCTGTTCAAGAGTTTAATATGTGGCTTGCTTATTTTGAAATTCAACATGATAAAGCTGAACAACAACAACGAATGAATCGCTAATGGCTACAAAAAAAGTAAATATTGACATAATAGCTAGAGATAAATCTCAACGAGCATTACAAGGAGTTAGAGGCAGTTTAGATAAAGTAAAAGCGTCAGTATTTAATGTAAGAAACGCCCTCGCAGGTTTAGGTGCTGGTTTAGCTATTCGTAGTTTAGTAAATACAGGCAAAGAAATTGAATCATTACAGGTTAGACTAAAATTCTTATTTGGTACTGCTGAAGAAGGGGCAAAAGCATTTGATAACATGGCAAAATTTGCCTCTAAAGTTCCTTTTAGTTTAGAGCAAATACAACAAGGTGCTGGAGTATTATCTGTCGTATCTAAAGACGCTGATGAATTATCTGACATCATGGAAATTACAGGTAATGTTGCGGCAGTCACAGGTTTAGATTTTAGAACTGCTTCAGAACAAATACAAAGATCATTATCGGCTGGTATAGCAAGTGCAGATTTATTTAGAGAAAAAGGTGTTAGAGATTTATTAGGTTTTAAAGCTGGGGCTACAGTTACAGCAGAGGAAACAGCAGAGGCATTTAAAAGAGTATTTGGTAAAGGCGGACAATTTGGTGGTGCAACTGATGAATTAGCTAAAACATTTGAAGGTACGCTTTCAATGATTGGTGATAAATTTTTTAATTTTAAGAAAACAATTTTAGAAGCTGGTTTCTTTCCAGAACTTAAAAAACAATTTGGTGATTTAGATGATTTCTTAGAAGAAAATGGAGAAACAATAGATGAAATTGCAACTAAAATTGGAAAAGGATTAGCACAAGCAACAAAAACAACCGCAAATTCTGTAAAGTTTTTATCAGATAATTTTGAAACATTAAAAGGAATATTAACAACTATAATTGCATTAAAAGTAGCTTCATTTTTTTATGGGATAGCAACTGCAGTAGGTGCGGCAAATATGGCATTAGTAACTTTTAATAGAACTGCTTTTATCACAAAAGGAAGGTTAGGAATTTTAACATCATTAATGGCACTAGCAAATGGAGAGTTTGGTTTAATGGCTAAACTAGAACAAGATAAAGCAGACGCTACAGAAAAAGATTCTAAAGAAAGTTCAAAACTTACTGAACATATGAAGAAAGCTAATGAAGTTGTAAAACAAAATAATGAAGAAAATACAAAAGCAATAGATATAATTAAAGAATATAAAAATGGTTTAGTAGATCTAAATATTCAACAAGCAAGAATGGAAGATGTTCAAACAGGAATGTCTGATAAAGATAAAGATTTAGTAAAAGAACATACTAAATTTTTAAACTTACAAAAAGAAACTTTATCTACAATAAACGATCATATGAGAGTTAGAAATAAACTTACTGCTGAACAAGCTGGATTATTTACTGTTGATAAGATTGTTGAAGAATTAAAAAAAGAAGAAGAGCAACTTAAAAAAACTATGCAAGTTTACGCAGAATTTGCAATGCAAAGAGGAAGATTATCATTACAAGCATCAAGAGAAGAAAGAGAACAAGCAAAAAATAATCAACATAAAATGTTTGATGATGCTTTAGAGTTTAATCACAAAAAAGCACAATTAGAAAAACAAGCAAAAGAACACGCAATTTCAGAAGGTAGAAGTGCATTACAAATTTTAGCTGGTATGAATAGAACAGCTTTTGCGGCTTTCAAAGCAGTTAGAATAGCAGAGGCAACAATTGATACTTATAGAGCGGCAACTGCGGCATTTGCAAAATTTGGTGGTTTTCCTCTTGGGGCAATTGCGGCGGCGGCAAGTGTCGCAAAAGGTTTAGCATTAGTTGCTCAAATTAAATCAACTAATTTTAGAGCTGGAGGTGGTTCAGTAAACAAAGATCAAGCATATATGGTTGGAGAAAAAGGGCCAGAGATGTTTGTGCCTAGTGGTTCTGGAAAAATAGTTCCAAATAATCAAATAAGTAATGCTCAACCTGTAAATGTAAACTTTAATATCAACACAGTAGACGCTAGAGGCTTTAATGAGTTACTAGTTAATAGTAGAGGTTTAATTGTAAATATGATTAATAGTGCTGTTAATGAAAAAGGTAGACAGGCATTAGTATGAGTGGAGCTTTACCAAGTAATGATTTTAATGCTCTTAATTTTAAGAGTGAACAAAAAACATTGGTATCAACAACAGATAGCGGTAAAACATTCCGAAGACAAGTTGATGGACAACGTTGGACATTCACCGTTTCTTATCCTCTTAAAACACGATCAGACTTTACACCGATACAAGCCTTCATTATAAAACAACGCTCACAGAAAGAAGATTTCACTATAACCTTCCCTAGCTATTTAAACGCACAAGGAAGTGAAACAGGAACAGTATTAGTTAATGGAGTTCATAGTGCTGGCGATACAACGATTGCTGTTGATGGTCATGCTGGAGATACTGCTGGCTCTTTTAAAGCTGGTGATCTTATAAAGTTTGCTGGTCATTCTAAAGTTTATATGATTGTTGAAGATGTTACGCCAAGTTCTAATGCGTCAACATTAACTATAGAACCACCACTAACTAACGCACTAGCAAATGATGAAGCTGTAACTTATGATAGTGTACCTTTTACAGTTCATTTAAATAGTGATCTCCAAGAGTTCCAAACAAACCAAGTTGATAGTTCTGGAAATTTATTATTTAGTTTTGAATTTGATGTTATTGAGAGTATCTAATGGCAAGAGGTTTATCAAGTGCTGTCAAAACAGAATTGGCAACAGGAAACGTTAGACCTGTTAATTTAATTTATATTGGCTTTCCAACACCAGTTTATTTAACTACTGCAAGTTTTGATTTAACATCAAGTGTATCTGGTAGTTCACAAACATATACTGCTAGTAGTCATTTATTAGGTATATCAAACGTAGGGGAAGCAAATCAACCAATAAAGAATACAATTCAAATTAGTTTATCTGGTGTAGAACAAACTTATATTTCTGTAGCTTTAAATAATAACATCATAGGTGATGAAGTAAAAATTTGGAAAGGATTATTAGATAGTTCTAATTCATTAATTGCTGATCCATTTTTATTATATTACGGAACAATAGATGAATTTAGTATTAGTGATAATACAGAAATTGCTAATTTAGTTTTAAACACAACTTCACACTGGGGACAATTTGAAAAAATAAGTGGCAGACAAACTTCTAATAATTCACAACAACGTTTTTTTTCTACAGATCAAGGTATGGAATTTTCTGCTTTAACAGTTCAAGATATTAGATGGGGTAAAGAGTAATGGGATTTTTTGATAGTATATTAAAAATTTTTGATCCTATTGTTAAGATAGTAGAAAAGGCAATCTCTTGGCTAATTCCTATGCCAGAGATACCAGACTATGGCGATAATTTACCAGAACAAAATGCTAAAGGTGTCTTAGTTAATAAAACAAGTTCTAATGCACATATCCCTGTAATTTATGGAACAAGAAAAGTTGGGGGTAATGTTGTTTTCTTAGAAACATCTGGAACAGATAACACTTATCTTTACATGGCAATTATTTTAAGTGAAGGAGAAATTTCAGACATAAATGAAATATATGTAAATGATAATCTAGTAACATGGTCTGGCGATTTAGCAGACAATACACAAGTTACAGTAAATGTTAGTGATAGTAATTATTATAAAGATGATGAAAGTTTAATCACAGTTGAGCCACATTTTGGTTCTGATAGTCAAACAGCTTCAAGTCTTTTATCTACTTTATCATCTTGGGGTTCTAATCATAGACTACAAGGATTAAGTTATTTGGCTATTCGCTTTCAATGGAACTCTGACGCTTTTGGTTCTATCCCAACAGTTCATTCAGTAGTTAAAGGTAAAAAAGTTTATAATCCAAATTTAGATAGTACAAAAACAGGTGGTTCTGGAACTCACAGAGAAGATACTTCAAGCACTTGGGAATATTCAGATAACGCAGTTTATCAATTATTAGATTATTTGCGTAACGATAGATTTGGAATGGGAATAGCAAATGAATATTTTGATTCTAATTATGCTGATTGGCAAACTGCTGGTGATGTTTGTGATACAGACATAACTCCATATAGTGGCGCAAGTGCTATTGATTTAATGGATAGCCACGCAGTTATAGATACATCTAAAAAAGCTATTGATAACGTCAAAGAATTTTTAAAAGGGTGTAGAGGTTTTTTAAATTATACTGGTGGTGCTTATAAGATACTTATAGAAACAACTGGCTCTGCAAGTATTAGTTTAACAGAGGATAATATTATAGGTGGCATATCTGTATCATCTAAAAATAAAAACTCACGATTTAACAGAGTTATTGTTTCATTTATTAACCCAGATAAAAATTACCAATCAGATGAAGCACAGTTTCCGCCAGTAGATGAAACAGGTTTAGCTAGTGCCGATCAACACGCAAATCTTTTAAGTGATGATGGTGGAATTTTATTAGAAGGTCGTTTTGATTTTCCTACATTAAATAGTCCATATCAAGCTCAAGAAATGGCAGAAATAATTTTGCGTAGATCTAGATCAAGTTTAGACGTATCACTAAAAGCAGACGCAACCGCCCTAGATTTATCCGTAGGCGATATAGTAAACATCACTCACGCTACTCCAAGTTTTAGTGCTAAGCCATTTAGAGTAGCCAGTATCACTTTGAATACTGATCTAACAGTTGATTTACAATTAACAGAACATCAAGATAGTTATTATACATTTGGAACACAGCAAGAAGTAGCAACTATCCCAGATACAACATTACCAAATCCTTTTAGTGTTTTACCACCAGCAAGTTTAACTTTATCAGATACATTAGTTGTTTATAATGAAGGAACAGCAATAACACGATTAGATATATTAGTCGGAGCAAGTACAGATCAATTTGTTCAATATTATCAAGTAGAAGTTAAGCTAAGCACAAATTCAGATTTTTTTGTTTTATCAAAAGGTACACAATTAAATTATGAAATGCTCAATGTTATTGATGATTCTACTTATGATGTAAGAGTTAAAGCAATTAATAGTCTTGGTGCAAGTTCAACATATACAAGTGCAAGTAGAAAAATTGTTGGTGCTACAGAGCCACCGCAAGATGTTCAAAACTTTTCTGTTAATATGCAAGGTTCAAATCAAATGCAATTAAACTGGGACGCTGTATCTGATCTTGATATTTCCTATTATGAAATTCGTTATCAGAATGTAACAGCTTCTGCACAATGGAATAAGTCTGTAAACTGGTTACAAGTTCCTAGAACATCTGGAACAACAATAACAACTAACGCAAGAACAGGTTCATTCTTAATAAAAGCTGTAGATAAATTAGGTAACGAATCAAACAACGAAACAATTATTTATTCTAATATATCATCACTCCCAGCATTTAATAATATTAATACTTTAAATGAAGATTTAACATTAGGAACATATGATGATGATGTTGCTTTAACTGATAGTTCTGGAACAAACTCAATCGTACTTGATACCATAACAAACTTTGATGATACCATTGGCAACTTTGATAGTCCTAGTGGTAATTTTGATTTAGGTGGAACTGACTCTACATCAAATCCAAATTTTTTTAATGCGAATATTGATAACGAAGGTTTTTATACACTAGATCAAACATTAAGTTTAGATGCTATTTATGATGTATCATTTACTAAAAATATAACCATAGATCAAATTGAAGATCCATATGACTTATTTGATGATGGTAGAGGAGCTTCTTTATTTGATGACGCTCCAGCACCTTTTGATGGTAATGATCCTACAAACGCAACTGTTAATTTACAAATAGCAACTTCAAATACTAGCTTAAATGATGCAACAGAATTTTTTAATATGAATACAACAACCACTTTTAAAGGTAGATATTTTAAATTTAGATTACGATTAGCTAACGCCAATAATAAAACGAGAGCATTTGTTTCAGCTATGTCTATATCTGTTAATATGGAAAAAAGAATTGAGTCAGAAAATGATGTTGTTTCTGGAACAGGTACATATGTGATAACTTTTGGAAAACCTTTTTATGCAACTCCAGCAATAGGTATATCGGCAGAAAATATGGCTAGTGGAGATTTTTATACTATATCTTCTAAATCAAAAACTGGTTTCTCAATAGCATTTACAGATTCTGGTTCTAGTGGTATATCAAGAACATTTGATTATGTGGCTCAAGGTTATGGGTTGCAATCAGCAAGTTAAAAAGGTAAATAACAGATATGAGTCAAGTTTCAGATGTAAGTTTAGCGAATCAAGGTTTTAGTGCTTTTAGAACTGAATTAAACAATATTTTAGGGGCTTTAAATACAAGTCATATTGGAAGTTCTGCACCAGCAAGTTTAGCGGCTGGCTCTATATGGGTTGATACATCTGGAGGTGCTACAGCTTATGTATTAAAGTTTTATGATGGTTCAGATCATATTCAATTAGGCACAATTAATACTACTGCAAATACTGTAGATTGGACAGATAGCTCAGTTACATTTGATATTGTAAACGATACAAGTCCTCAACTTGGTGGCGATTTAGATGTAAATGGAAATGCTTTTGTTTCTACATCAAATGGCAATATTACTTTTACACCTAACGGAACAGGTAAAATTGTTTTTAATGATCTTGCGTATTACCCAGAAGTAGCGATAACATCTACATCAAACGCAGTCGCTTGGGATAGTCAAGCCGCACCAAATGCAAAACATACAACAACAGAAAATACAACTTTCTCTGCTCCAAGTAATGCTCAAACAGGTGGTTTTATAGCTTTAAATATTCAATATGGTGGTTCTCATACGATTGCTTGGAATACTGTCTTTGAGTTTGCGGCAAGTACCGCACCAACTGCTACATCAACAAGTGGTAAATCAGATCAATTTGTTTTTCGTTATAACGGAACTGTCTGGCAAGAGGTCGGCAGATCATTAAATATGTCGGCTACATAGGATTAAAATGTTTGCATTAGTAGAAAGTGGATCAGTAACAAAATTCTTCAAAGGAAATAAAGGTTTATCTATTGGCGATACACAATACCCTAAACAAATCTTTCAATGGTCTAATGAAGAACTACAAGCTATTGGCATTTATCCAGTAAGAATAGATACAACAAATAAAAAAGATGAAGCATGGTATATTAATACAAATATAACTTATGCTGTTAATAGTGATGAAGTTGTAGGTTCTTATGGTACGGCAACAGCTAAAGAAATAGAAGATAGAAACGCAACTGATGAAGATGGCGTTGAACTTGATCCAGTTGTAGTAATTAAAGGTTTAAAAACAATTAAAAAAGAAATGATAGACAATCAATGTGCTGGCTTATTAGCACCAAGTGATTGGCGAGTTATTAAAGCAAAAGAAACATCAACAACAATGAATAGTGGTTGGAAAACTTGGAGAGCAAGCGTCAGAACAAAATGTAATTCTATGCAAACTCAAATAGATGGTGCAACAAATGTAGAAGAACTCAAAGCATTGTTTGAATACACAAACACAGGCACAGAAGAAAACCCAGTTTATACAAGACCACTAGGCGAGTTCCCAGTTAAATAATGCCTTTCCCAGTATTAGGTTCTAATTCTGCTGTAGCTGGATATGAAATAGATAATTCACTAAGATTTGGTGGAGATGATCACCATTTATCTATGATTTATAGTAGTGCGGCTAGTAATTTAAAAACTTGGACTTTTTCTGGTTGGATTAAATTAGGACAAGCGGCACATTTTTCTCAAAATTATCCTAATGAAAAGTTTATTCTTACTTCTAGTGATGCCGCAGTTTCAACAACGAGTATAGGTTATGGAGGATATACTTCGGGAAATGCGGGTGGTTTTCATTTAAATGATGGAAGGTCTGGAACTTATATTGAAACAACTTCAAAATTTAGAGACCCTTCAGCTTGGTATCATCTTGTTGTAAGATATGACTCAACACAAATTATAGCAAGTGATAGAATTTTTATTTATGTTAATGGTGAATCACAGTCTTTAAATTATTCAAATACTGGTGATCCAGAAGTAGATTTAAATACTGAAGTAGATTTTTTTAGAGCAGGAACTAACATAGATGCAACATCAGGCAGTAGTGGTAATTTTATTCATAATATAAATTCATATTTTAATAGTGGTTATGATGCGATTGCTAATAGTTTTGATGGATATATTGCTGATTTTTATTTAATAAATGCACAATCATTAGCACCAACAGAATTTGGCGAAACAAATGAAAACGGAGTTTGGATTCCTAAAAAATATGGAGGAACATTTAATTCTCATAGCTTTAAATTAGAGTTTAAACAAACAGGTTCAAGTGCAGATGCAAGTGGTATGGGTGCTGATACTTCTGGTCAAAACAATCATTTTAAAATTGGAATAAATTCAACATTAGATGCAACAGATCAAACAATAGATACACCGACAAATAATTTTTGTACTTTTAATCCTTTAGATAACGCTGTTTTAACTTTATCAGAGGGTAACACAAAAGCTACTCATTCAAGTGTTAGTGGCGGTGAAGAAAATAGAGCAACACTTGGAGCGGCAAATGGTAAATGGTATTTTGAATTTCAAATACAACACACAGTTGGAAGTACAAATCCTTTTGCTGTAGGTATGATGAGTAATACAGGAAGAAATCCTTTAGAGTCAGATTTAAAAACAACTGAAGCATTTACCTCTGCATGGCACTCAGACGCTAGTAGTAACAGAATTGAATCTAGAGTTTCTGGAAGTGCAACTCTTTTAAATTGTAATTTATCTTATCCAGATAACGGAGATATTATAAATGTTGCTATGGATTTAGATAATGGCAGAGTTTTTTTTGGTAAAAACGGAACATATATACAAGACGCTTTAAGTAATACAGGCAATCCATCAACTGGTGCAAACCCTCCAGTTAGTTTTACAACTGGCGGACATTTTTATTTTCCTGCTATCCACAACAGAGGAAGTCAAGGGTTAACTGTTTCTTTAAATACAGGTAATCCATCTTTTTCTATATCAAGCGGTAATTCAGATGCTAATGGATATGGTAACTTTGAATACGCAGTACCTAGTGG